GCATTGCTATCTGCTCGGCATTTGTCACCTTGTTCTGATTTAACTGCATCTCAACAGCGGTGGAGCTGCTTTCCTTGAAGTCGAGCCCGTTCTGCAGTATCATCATACCGTCACCGTTGTTGCTATAAAGCTTTCTCCATGCTTCACGGATTTTTTGTAATGCGTTATCGTCTACTCTTTGTTCAGTGCGCAGAAAGCCCTTCTTGTTACCGCCCCTGCGGCTCATCGCCTTTTCAAGCTGTAACAGCATATAGCTTGATGTCAAGAGCGTAGAATTCTCGGCAAGTATGCTTACTCCCTTTCCTCCGTCAACGCTGTTACGACTGAGAATGACGAAATCCCACGGATTGTACACTCTGCCGTCAACAAGCATACGGAGCGTCTTATAGATTGCGTCCGAATTTTTCTCCACACTTACAGCACTGTCACGGACGTATCGGAGAGCCGAAACCTCGTTTCCGCTCCGCTCTATGTGCATATATCCCGTTCCGTCAAGGAGCATATCACGGATAACCGCACGCTTTATTTCTGTCGGGTTCAGAGTATCGCCCGATTCTTCGTTCAGCAGATACAAGCGGTTATCCTCAGTGATTTCCGCCGCTGTCTGAACCTTGTCATTGCTGTTATACAGCTTTATCGGCAGACTTGCTATTGTGCCGGTTATAAAATTAACAGCCGCCGAAACCGCAGGGATCTCAAGCGCCTGTTCCCGTGTTATGTTGCTTATCTGCTTTAGCCCGAAAGCCACTTCAATATCAGTGCCTTCAGTGTCACGTCTGAATATCTTATCAAACAGTTTCACTGCTCTCACCTCCCTGTAATATCTTCATTAAAGCGTCATCTTCGGAATTTTCCGCCTGCTTCGGTATTGCTCTGATAGCGGAAAGTACCGTCCAGCCGTTTTCCTTTTCAATGTCGCTCATCATTTTTCGCTTCTGCATTATAATCTTGTCGAGGTCGGCTATCTTTGCAAGAGCTCCGGACATCAGCTTTGTAAACTTCATCAGTTCATCGCCTGTTATTTCCTCATCCGATAAATTATTAAAGGCTATCTCAATCTTCGACAGCACCGCTCTCTGTGTTACTGCGTCTGCTTTGACAGCGTTCACTTCGCTGTACAACTCGCAATATCGGTTGATACTTGCTCCGTACAGTGCATCGTTCTTCTGTATCTTGCTGAGCAGTTTTGTCAGCCGCAGGTACTCCTTGTGCGCTACCGGATCAGCCTTTACACAGTCACGCTCAAAACACTTCTGCCCTGTGAGCATAGCCGCTTCGGCTTTATCACGGACTTCTTTTTCTTTTTTTGTCCTGTGTCCCGCACAGTTTTCTATTGTTTTTGCTCCTCTGGGCATATACTCACTCCTCTCAAAGTCATATCGGGAATATATTGTGTAAAGAGGTGGCGGTCAGATGTCAGACCGGAACCCCTCAAAAATCGCAAGGGTAGGGGGGGTACACTATATATTGTGGTGTATAGCATTATACCACTATATGTTGTGGTGTGAAAAATCGACGGTACAAGTCATAATTGCCAGTTCCTGCCTGCTGATACGCCCACGTTCCGCCGCCTCGTGATGATAGCGGCACAGCGTTATAAGGTTGTCGTTATCAAGCCTGCGGTCATAATCGACCTTTAGCGGTACGATATGATGCACAGACAGGTCCGTGCTGTTGATAACGCCTGCCGACAGGCACACCCTGCAGCAGTGACCGTCACGCTCGAGTATTTCATCGGCTTTTCTGCGCCATATCTTGCGGTTACGAAACCTGTCGGCTTCGCTGTCCCGTATCTTCTGTGTGTATTTTATCCCGGCTGTGCATTCTCCGGGCTTGTGGATCTTGCCACATATTGAACATGCTTTTAACATAAATTTAAGATATAAGAAAAGCACCCTTTGCAGAGTGCTTGAAGTATTCGTCACCGTCCGCACGAAAGAATCAGAAGAGCGGACGGCTCGACTAAGAAAAAGGAGGTCAAATGGATACTCTTGTACGCATAGTTGATAGAAAAGGTGACCTGGCGGCTTATTAGCCGTTCTTCGGTCACTACGCTTTCGCTTCTTTTCTATCGTAATCATATCACAGATGCAATAGGACATTCAAGGACATCTTGCACTCTCAGAAGTGCTTTACCGTGAAGCCGGCATATCTGTTTATACGAGTAGTGCATCTCACAGGCAATATACTCAAATGTCTTATAGTTTATGTACCGTGCTATCAGTATCAGCCTTAACCGCTCGTCAGCCACTGCCGATATAGTATGCTCTATCTCAGCTTTTACACGGATAAGCTCGTCTATCTCTGCGTTTATTTCCTGCTCCAGTGTTGCAATTTTTGCAACAGCCGTACCCACCTTGTCAGATACCCCGCTGCTGTGTCCTCCTCCGGATGACGGCGATATGTTGGTTGCAAGCTCTCTGAGCTGTCGTTGCTGATCTATCTTTTGATTTATGCGTATGTTGATAAGGTGATAGCGTGATAGGTATTCTTTAGCGGTCATTGGGGTGCTCCTTTTCCTGAACTGCCTCATCGCAAAAATCTTTTGCAGGACAGGATTCGCAACATTCTGCTATCGGCTCTTCACAGTAAAATCCGCATTCTTTCACCAATGCAATTCTGTCTTTCGGATCTGACCAGTCCATTTCTGTTTTTCCCTCAGCGTAATACTTGTCCATCTCAGGTGCTCGACTGACTTCAACGTCGCAGAAATTTGCGTCCTCACAGCTACTTGTGCATAATGCGAGCGCTTTTGCTTTACCTCGTGTTTCAGCGAAAACAACTGCAGAAGCTGTTTCATATTTTTCATTTACAATCCAGGCTTTCATGTTTCCTCCTTTGTCATCTCGTTTACGAGTTTATCCAACTTCTGCGGTGAGATGCCATAAGAAACAATACGTTCCGTACCAAATTCTATTAGCTCTGTCTTGCGTGCTATCTTTTTAAAACGCTGAACAAACTCTCTAATTGCCTCTGCATTACTTCTGTCGGGAATTTTGCGCCCACAGAAAAGGCAGATTTCCGTTGCGGGTTTGCGTTTACTACTCGTTACCTGCTTACTTATCGGCGGTTCAGGAAACGGCATCCAAGCAATGACGACTTCACGACCGTTAAATCTTCCATCTTTGCAAAACCCTTTTTTCTGCTTAAATTTTTCGGCCGTTTCAATAGCATATAAGTCTTGCTCTACACTGATTCTGCCTGTTTTTGTGTCAAGGATGGCGATGTGATTCCACGACTGTTTTTCAGGAAGTCTATCTTCCACGCTTATCCATTCGCTCATATTTTTTTCCTCCTTCAATTATTTCTTTCTTGATCATAGCAAGATATGTATCGACAATTCCTTCCCATTCTGCAGACGTTTTGTCGATTTTCGCTTCTTTTGCAAATTCATCAACTATCGGCTTTATGCAGTTCAGAAAAATATAAAACCGTACTACGCTTCCAAGTTTTATATTTTCTTGTATCTGCGCATCTAAAGATCCTTTCGGAAGCGTTATCAGCATATTTACTTCGTTTTCGGTCAAAAACTGATCAATAATTTTACCAAGCGTTTCAATGTTCAACTTATCAAACTTTTCCATCTTCTATACCTCCATAATCCGTATACCTGCGATATAAGCAAGGTCTATATTTCTGCTCTCTGCTATCTGTAACAGCTTTGTAATGCCTGTATCCATATCAAGATACCCTCTTGCCTTACTCACGCCTATGCAGCCTGCGTAATCATCAAAGACCTGCATAGCCTCGTCTATTGCGTCAAACAGCTTCTTCAGGCGATCGTTGCCGAAGCCGAACGCCTCATTAGCGGCAATGGCAATGCAGATACGATATAATGCAAATAACTCCTGCATTTCGCCGTGTTTGATTGCGTCTTCAAGGCTTGCCTTGCTTGTAAGACTGCTTCCTGCAATATGTGATTTCATTTCCTAAGTACCCCCATTCCGCACAAATACTTATCATCCGTGACTTCCGCTTTTCGTATACAATGCTGTGTTTTCGTGCTGTGATATTTACAATATCCGCACTTTACCTCGTTGTCGAGGTCGAAGCCATCGCTGAACGTCTGCTTTTCTGCCGGGCTGTCAAGCTCGATAAGGAACATCAGATTACAAGCACAATGCCATAAATGCGGCATACCGCTTTCGGTATCATTGATTTCGCCCTTGCGATACGCTTCAAAGTGCCGCATAGCCGCCGCTATATAGCGCTGCTTCTCGACTTTCTTCCATGACTGCTCATCGGTATACTTCTTGACACCGTAAGTCCTTATCTTACCTATTGCTTCAATAAGACTTGGCTCTACCAAGTCAAGTCTTATCTTTTCTCCGTCAAACTTATTCTCGTCACCTATCATCCTTCAGAGCCTCTCTTCCGTCATAAATTTTAGCCATTCTTTTACACAGTTCACAGCCGTGTTTATTCACTTCGCATAGCAACTTACCTATTGCTTTGCCACGCTTTGCATTGTTTCTGTACGCTTTTTCGTACAGCTGGTACTTGTCAAACTGTTTTACCGCCTGCTTGCGCTCTTGTGCACCCTGTTCCTTTGTTATCTCGCCCTCACGGAACGCCGCATACGTCAGACGCATTGACTTGTACAGCAACCCTTCCGCAAGCGTTGCATCATCCGGGAGCGGTGTATTGTGTTTTGCAAGCTCGATTATCTCATCAGCCGTCATCTATCAGTTTAAGCGCCTCCTCCGCTGATCTGCATACCCCTGCGATAGCTCCATAGCCTTTCATAGCGTTCAGAAACTGCTCCTGTTGAGGTCTTACCTTGCCTGTTGCCGTTTTCACTTCGATAAATACCGCCTTGCAATCAGATTTTCGATACCCGAACAGATCTGAAAAACCTTTAGGAAGTCCTGTTGATACCGTTCTTCCGTCCGCTGTGCTGAACACACCGACATTTGCACGGAAGATAATGCACTTTCCGCTTAACGCAAGGCGTATGCTGTTCTGTATATCAATTTCTTTTATCTGAACCAGCCCCATTCTTTAGCTTTCACATACGCATATCCGGGCTTGTAACCTTTGATTTTTGCGTATGCATATAACTCTTGTATACTCCTGCACTGAGTAACGTCCTGATACTCACTCGTAATCATAATCAGCTTTGCTTCCTGCTGCTCCTTGATTTCACGCTGTGTTTTTTCATAGACATGTCCGCAATTTGGGCAGACATCTGCAGGCTCGTGAGTAAAATAGCACTCAGGGCACTGCTTTATCTTGATCTCTGCTTGTGCTTGCTTCTTCGTCGGCGCTTTCGGTTCAAGCGTCCACTTGCGTTCTGCGTCCGGTAGTCCGTGTCTGTGTACGTTTCCGACATGATCTATGATGATAGCTGTCTTACCCGGCTGATACCGCATACAGCGCATAGATTGCTGTATGTACAGAGTTAATGACTTTGTAGGTCTAAGGAGTATAGACACCGAGCAGTCTGGAACATCGAACCCTTCGGATATAAGATCAACGTTACAGAGTATCTTAATCTTACCTGTTCTGAAGTCTGATATTACCTGTGCACGCTCTGCTTTAGGTGTGCTACCGTCAATATGCCGTGCCGGTATACCAGCGTCGCAAAACTGCTGTGCCATTGCTGTGCTGTGCCTTATCGTTGCACAGTAACATACTGCTTTACCGCCGTCCGATAACTGCTTGTAAAACTTTATAACATCGCCGTATATCTTAGGCTTGTCCATCAGCAATTCAACATCTTCCGCCGAGTAATCGCCACACCGTGATGTCAGTCGTGAGCAATCTGCAAGAGCAGGAGCATAATACCGATACGGTGCAAGCCTGTTGTTTTCTATCAGCCACTTTGCTGTAGGACCTTCTATGAGCTTGTCGTTTATCTCTCCCAGCCCACCGCCGTTAAGTCGTACCGGTGTCGCCGTCAGCCCCACGCAGTACGCTTTCGGAAACGCTTCGTATACCTTGCGATATGTACTCGCAACGCAGTGATGATTCTCATCTGTTATTATCAGTGTAGGTTGCTTAGTATCCTGTAAGTGCCGTGATATAGTCTGCACCATATTGACAGAGCATAAATCCATATCAACACCGTATCCGTTAAACGTGCTGTATATCTGGTCACACAATTCCTGCCTGTGCACCATAAACAGTACACGGTTACAGTTGTCCGTTGTACGCTTTGCTATCTCTGACGCTATGACCGACTTACCGCCTCCGCACGGAAGGACGATACACGGTCGTTTATAACCCTCACGCCAAGATCGTGACAGGTTATCTATCAGAGTGCTTTGATAGTCATATAGTTGCATATATCTGCGTGTTGTCCTCCTTTCTCGGTTACACCTGTTACACAGCTGTTACACTATAGGTGTAACGCTGTGAAACCGCTCTATGACTGCAATTAAGACACCTTGTTACACCGTTACACCTAAAAATGCATTTTCCTATAGGAAAAATCTATATAAACACAATGATAAAATTGTTTATACAGAATATAACGTTATATCCGAAAAAGGTGTAACATGTGTAACATTGCTCTCAAAACCGCTTGCAGAGCCAGTTTAGCTGTTACACATGATGTGTAACTTTGGTGTATCAGGTGTAACGCTTAAAAATCTATATCGTCGTATTTTTCATCATCTTCTGACGGAAGCGTCAGATGCACACACCGTGTACACAGGCCGTTAATCCTCCTGTTTACAGTGTTTTTGCCCGCTTTGTCTATCTCGATAAGGCGGTTATCACGCAGATACGATAACAGCGCTTGCGAATTGTAACCCTCGTCCTCACACGCTTTGCGGAACACAGATGCGGCAATATATACCTCTCGCCTATCGCCCGAAAGGACACCCCATTGATCAACGGGTTTGTCCGGATTGTATATAAAGCGTGTCGAATTTAAAGCGACAAAACTGCATATATGCTCATATGCTCTTGGATTGACGCTTACGGAAGCCTTAGTCTTCAAAAATTCGGCTACTTCTTCCGTTTTCAGTGCCGTTTCTTCTACGTCAAGCATCTCGCACATCAGGGTGTCCGCTGTGAGTATCAGAGCGGCGCTCTGTGCCTGTTTCTGCATGATGTCGTAATCGGCTATCAGTTTCTTTTGATAACTGTCAAACATCTCCTCAGCGTGTCCGAAGCCGTCTTTTATCAGCTTTTGCACAAACATTTTGCCAAACGCTCCGTAGTTTGCTTTTACCGTGTTTGCAACGTGTCTTGGATCATCAAAAAACTTTTCCTTGCACTCGATTTCGATAACTCTGTTTACAGAGCCGCCACCGGAGCGTGCTGTTGTAATCGGACGCTCGCCCGTTGTTATTACTGCGTTTTTCCATTTCGGCACTGCGTCAAGTCCGCCGAGCTTGTTACCTCTGCTCCTGCCTGAGCCTTCGGTCAGCATATATATCAGATTGTCCAGATCTCGCTTGTCGTTGATAATCTGCAGCTCGTCCAGTATGTACGGCAGATTATTATAAAACGCCGCCGTTTTTTCCATGCCGACGGTTGTAGCGTTAAAAGTCATGATATAATCGCCTATTTCGGGGTTGCCCCATATACTCGCCGCAGTCATCGCAAGAACTGTCTTTGCACTTTCTGTTTCGCCCCAGAGGTGCACCCAGAAGCAGTTACAGCCAAGCGGCTTTACAAGTACAGATGCAAGCGAGGAAGCAAAGACCATTCTGGCCGCTACCGACTTAAGGCGTATATTACGATATATTACCTCATACCACTTACGAATATCTCCCGCCGTCTTTACGCTGTCATAATGCTTCTTATACTCTGCTTCGCCGTCAAACGCTATGCTGTCGATGTACGGTGCAAAATCAAGCTGTTCGTCTGCCTGCGTTATCCAGCCCATGCGAGTAACGCACTCGGTTTCGGGAAGTAGCTCAGGATTAAGCTGTTCGATTTTCGCAAAATACTTTACAAGTGCTTTTGCACTTTCCGAAGTAACCGCTATACCGCTATCCGATAAGTCAACGATTTTATTCGCCGATGATATCGTCTTGCGGTCAACGATCAGATATCGGAACGCTTTTCCACCTCGCGAGTAGGCTATCTTTATCTTTTCGACACCTGTATCGATGTTGCAAAGCCGCATTATCGGCATTATCGGGTGTGAACACACGGTTTCACCGTCAAGCGATACTCCGGTGTAGTCACATATATAGTTACCGCAGATGAGCTGAACCGGTTGGAGCGGGAAGTTTGTAGCAGTAAAGGTCTCTGAAAGGTTTTTCTCGTATTTTCGGCAATAGTTGCCGAGCAGGGTCATAAAGCTTCTGATTTTAAGCTCTGCCGCCCGCTCGGTTACTCTTGCCTTTGCACGCTCAAACTCGAAAGGATCGTCAATAAAAGCACAGCAGTATTGATATGGTTCAAGTCCGGTGAGAAAATCTTCTTTCGTAAATTCCTCGACCGGCTTTAACTTTTCAATGTCGTCTATTGCCATTGGTTTTTACCTCTCTTGTATCTTAGAACGGGTAATCATCATCGTCATCGGGTGCTACTACCGAGCTTGCCGGAGTGGTTGGTGCATTATACGAAACAGCCGCAGGTGCCGACGTATAACCTGCCGTACCGGAAGAACTGTTATCCTTCTTCTCACCCGTGAATGTCGAACGGTCAGCAACTATTTCGGTAACGTATGCTGTATTGCCGTTCTTGTCCTGATAGCTTCTCGTCTGAATTTCGCCCTCAATGAGTATCATACGTCCCTTAGCAAAATATCTTGATATAAATTCCGCTTCGTTACGCCATGCAACAATGTTAAGAAAATCGGTCTTTTTTTCTTCGCCTTTTGTCTGAAATCTGCGGTCAACCGCTATTCTGAATGACAGCACAGATACTCCTGACGGCGTGGTTTTAAGCTCAAGGTCGTTTACGATACGCCCCATAAGAATTGCCTTGTTGTACATTTAGTCCTCCATATCCTCAATATTGCTGTCGATTATCTCGTCCCTGTAGTTTATGATCTCCGAAAGCACCTTAGTGTGACGGCAGTAATTGCACTTTTCACACCTCTGAGGTGTCAGCTTGCCGTCCTTTATCATCTTGTAACGCGGCGATAAGGTCTTTACTGTAAAAAGCGCCTCGTCAAGATTTTCCTGCGGTATGTAGTATAACTGCAAGTCGGGCTCAGGCTTCTGTTTCGTTATCGCCGCTATATAGAACGGCAGGCTTTTGCCTGTATTTTGCCTTACGATTTCCTGATAGATCGCACCCTGTATGTCATAGCCCCAGTAATCGATGAAATGCTGCCATGCTCCAAGCTCAGAGTTATATACTTCGTCAAAGTCTTTTACACATTTCAGATCAACTATCGCTTTATCCGGGTGATAGCTGTCTACCTTGATTTTATACGGCACACCGGCTATCTCACCGATGAAGATAACCTGCTTTTCGCCTGCCATATACCTTGAAAACAGCTCATCTCTTTCTGCACGCTGTATCATAGTTTCTGCGTGCTTGTATTCGCTTTTCAGATCGCCGTTTCTTGTGAATATCTCAGGGTGCTGCGCTCTGAAAATGTCGAGCGTCCCCTCATAGTGTGCGTCAACGTAAGAGCCTACAAGGAGAGAAGTCGTAACCTCCCTCTCGTACTCTCCATTAAGCTCAGCCAGTGCCGAGCTTTCGCATTTCTTAAATGCCTTGAACTGAGATGAGCCCATATATTTTCTGTTCATCTCAGTGCTGAAATAGTTTTCCGAGTTTACTTCTATCATAAGTAGTTTACCTCCAGCTCTCCGTCTGTTGTTCTTGTAGCGATAAACTGCAAGCCTTTTTCCTTGCACTTTTCGTACAGATGCTGTCTGTTCTCGGTGCTGAGTTTTTCTGTGCCGTCAATAAGTATCAGCTGTAAAGCATTAGGCTTTGAAACGGTAACATCAATGCAAAGATTCAGTTTTTCACCCTCGGAAAGGTTGCTGACAGGCAAGCCGTGAATAAGCGGTATGCCGTTTTCAACTGTAAAGCCCTCAATCGGTATCGTTGCATTTTCAAGTATCATACCGGGCAGACTGCGTGCAAGCTCTATCTTCTCTGTCAGCTTGTCCGCCTTGCTTTTAAGCTCCTTGACCTCAGATTCCATATTAACCATACGGTTATATTCGTTCAGATGCTTTTTCATTGCTTCCGCCGTCTTTACCTCAGCTTCAAGCGCTGATGTGTCTATCCGCTCTTTTGAAAGGCAGTCCTGCGCTGTTTTCATATCGCCGTCAAGCTTTGCTATCTTTTCACGGTAGGTAGCTTCAGCGACCGCCAGCTTATCCGCATAGATCGTATCGAATGTACCGAGCTTTTCCTCAGCCGCCTTTATCTCCGCCTTTTTGCGCTCGATCTCAGCGATAAGGCTTTCCTTTTCGGCGGAAATACGGTTCTTTTCGTTTGTAAGCTCTATTTCCTTTTCGGCTTCATAGCCCCTTACCTTGTTGTTATAGCTATCCATAAAGGCTCTTGCACGGTCGATAAGATTGTTGTTGCGCTGTGCTTCCGTTATCTTTGCATATACGCCGCCGACATCGTATTTGTCCCATTTTTCAGCGTCAAAATGTTCGGGTATATCCTTTGCTATGTCCTCGATGAACGCCCTCTTATGGCGCATTTCACGCTGAATACCCTGTCTTGCGATGAAATAGTCGCCGTGATCGCTCTGAATGTCTGAGAGTACCTGTAAAATGTTCTGCTGATAATCAACGCCGCTCGGTATCTCACCGAACTGTTCCTTTATCCAGTTCAGATCCCAGTCGAAATCTATCATATCAAGGATTATTCTGTTCTGCTCTTTTTCGGGGAGAGCGATAAACTTGACAGGATCTATCTGCAGTGGCGTAAATATCGACTGCAAGAAGCTTTCGGGAGCAGGAACATCACGTCCGCCTTCCTTGATAGACTTGTAATCCGCCTGTCCGCTTCTTTTCTTGCGATCTATGTACAATCCGCTGTCGGTTTCTATGATGATCTCGCCCTCATTCTCACCCTTTTTGAGGACATAAGAGCGGTCGGAGCGGTTTGTCAGCGCATAGCGAATAGCGTCAATTACAGATGTCTTGCCTGCGCCGTTTGTGCCGGTTATCTCAACCGACTGTCCGTCAAGCTCGGTTTCTGAGATGCCGAACAGGTTCTTGATCTTGATTTTTGTTGTTTTCATGTGTTACCTCCTAATACGTCGGGTGCTTTTCTGCTTTCGATCTTCTGTTTTTCTGCCAGTGAACAATCCCAGCAAAGACTTTTGCCGTACTTATCGTATGACATCTGGGCTATCTGCTCGGCAGAAAATTTGCCGTTACCTGCTATTTCTTTTCCGCAGTCGGCGCAGGTTCTTTCGATCTGAGCTATCTGTGGTACTGTCGGACGTATCCTCAGTCCGCCGACTGTTTCACGGCCGAATTTCACGGTCGGATCAAAATATACCTGTATAGCGCGTCCTGCCCAGTCTTCTATATATGGAGCGTTGTACAGCTTCTGTATCTGCTTCATATTTGTCTTATTCAGTATAAACGGTTTCTGACCGTTTTTGAGGTGCGCCACTACCTCGTATTCTTTTTTACCGTTTATGCCTACTATTTCTTCACGGCGGACATAATCAATTACGACTACTATGTCCTGACCATTCGGAAGCGAGTACACTCCGAGATAATTCGGGTTCGTAAGCAATTTCCAATGCGTTTTTATTTCCGGCATTACTTTTTACCGTTCCTTTCTGCTTTTCTAAGCGTGTATATGCACTTACCGACCGCCATATCAAACCTTTTACAGTCGCTGTAGCAGTGCGTCATACACACCGGTGCATATTTGTAGTACGGGCATAATACCCAGTTGTTATTTTGCTCTGCGGTCTTGCCGCAGTGAGAGCAGGTCATACAGCAACCTCTTTTAATGTGAAATCCGCCATTCTGCCCACTTCTATCTGTTCTGCTATCAGCTGTACCGCAAGCAGGCTCTAAAAACGTTGTTTCGACATTTACCCACATCTCTTCGGGTACTAAATCGCACATATCCTTGACGATATGCTTAGGCGTAAACACTTCCGCAAAGTCTTTTACACGTTGCTTACTTTTTATCAGCTTTTCCGTCATTGCTTGCTCCTTTCTCAGCAGATACAAGGATTTCGTCATATAAATCCTCAGCATATCCCTTGATAGTTTCATCATTCGGACATTCGTCCCTTGCGTCCTTTAGCATTCTGACTAGCCGCCGCATTACCATAGCTTTTTGCCTGCTGTTAAACAGCTTATACTTGCACTTTTCCCGGTTTGACCTGTTCCACTCTTTCCATGCAGGACATTTTAACGTGTACGGCTTTGTTTGCTTACCGCACTTATCACAGCGGACGGCGTAATGTCGGCGAGGTTCACAGCCGTACTTTTCACACTGTTCTACTTCTCGTTGTGGCGGCTCTGCGTCAACCGTAATGCCATTTCCACCACAAGTACACGGTAACAGTTTATCTGCCATCGTTGTGCTCCTTCCTGAGCCGTAACATTGCCAGTGTGCCCTTGTACCACTCTTTGAGGAGCAGTCCCATCAGATACCACACCGTTACTGTCAGACCTGCTATGACTATCCATTCGCCGCCTACGGCGAGATATCCGCGCTCTTCGTATGCGGCGTTGATAAACAGCAGAGCCGTTATGTTGCACGCAAGAGCCGTCACGATCGCCTGTACTGCCCTTGCGAGTATGTACAGGATAACTTGTTTCTTCATTATGCTTGTTCCTCGCTATATACGATGATTGGTACAGCTCTCTGCTTTTCATCAAATTTCCATGACTTTTCGCATTTGTACAGTTTTTCGCAGTTTGTTTCTCCGTCATCCTGCACGGATAGCACCGCTAATCTGACATCGCCGACATCTTCATCTTCGAGAAGACCTCGACTTTTTATGAACTCTTCGCATTCGCCGACTGTGTCTGCACGGAGTATTTCGTATGCATCATAGGCGCTAGTGTCTATCTCTACGCTGTAGATTTTCTTTGCCATTGGTTTAACCCTCCATGTAATTCCTTAGTACTGTTTTCTCCACAAACCAGTACTTTCCTACCTTCTTTGCACCGGGTATCTTGCCCAGTCTACAGTACCTTGTGACTTCAGGTATCGTGATACCCATAAGCCCTGCAAGGTACTCCTGCGACAGCATCACGGGCAAGAGGTCCCAGTTGCGTACTTGCGTCTTAATGCTTGCCATTATGTACCTCTTTTTTCTTGTGTCTTACGCTGTCTTGTCATTTACCTTATCGCCGTATGCCATCGATATGGCAAGCAGCTGTGCCGCTGTTGCATTTATCAGTGCGGCGGCAAGCTTTTTCTCGTGCTCCGGGAGCTTCTCATAGAGCTCGGTTGCGATTTTTACATCCTCGTTTTTAGGCATATTTATACCTCCTTTACATTATTTTCTTGCTTTCAGGTCACTAATATCGCGTTCTATAAGTTCCGCAAATTTCGGAAAATCAACTTTTCCGTAATAGAATGTCATTACTTGCGACTGACTTTGAAGAATGCGAACACGTGTCTCAAGTGACGATATCTGTTCTTTTATTTCGTGGTAACGCTTTTTTGAAATAAACATTTTTTCACCTCCTCTGTTGGTTGCGTTTTGCAACTTAATGAGCAAAAAAATATGTGCTGAACTCACCAGCATTTATACCCAGAAGATTAGAAAATTTCTCGGCTTCATCTAAGTCGAACGGTCTGATATTGTTAATCTTCTGATTTACAGTTGGTTGAGCAATATTCAAACACTTAGCCACATCTGCCTGTGTTATTTCAAGTTCACGCATTCTACCCTTGATTTTATTTGTATTCACCATTTTTTCACCTCCTCTGTTGGTTGCGTTTTGCAACTTAATGAGCAAAAAAATATGTGCTGAACTCACCAGCATTTATACCCAGAAGATTAGAAAATTTCTCGGCTTCATCTAAGTCGAACGGTCTGATATTGTTAATCTTCTGATTTACAGTTGGTTGAGCAATATTCAAACACTTAGCCACATCTGCCTGTGTTATTTCAAGTTCACGCATTCTACCCTTGATTTTATTTGTATTCACCATTTTTTCACCTCCTCTGTTGGTTGCGTTTTGCAACTTTCCGTAAGCATATATTAACACATCTTTCAGCGTTTGTCAATAGCGTTTTGCAACTTTTTTTAGCAAATTCAAAAAATGTTATTGCATTACGCAATTAAATGTGTTATAATGCTTATAATGAAATGAGGTGAACGACATGGCAGATGTAAATGAAATTGGTAAAAGAATCAAACTATGCCGTGAAAAAAACAAACTGACACAAGGGGAACTCGGAGAACGTTTAGGATTAAATAAATCAACAATACAGAGATACGAAACAGGACAGGTAGCAAAAATAAAACTGCCGATACTCGAGTCAATAGCTTGCGAGCTTAATGTAAGTGCAGCCTACCTTGCGCTTAAAACAGATAATCCGGAGGTTACATCACGCACTATTGAATCAAATGCAACTATTCTTCCGCAGGATAAAATCAGAATGATTCCTGTTTACGAGAGTGTATCAGCTGGCTTCGGTGCCTATGCCGATAATTACATTCTTGAGTATATGCCGTTGTTTATTGCCAGTAACGAAGAAGCGAAAAACACGATGTGTATAAAGGTACAAGGCAACAGTATGTACCCAAAAATTGAAGAAGGCGATTCTATTCAGGTGCTAAAGCAAGATTGGTGTGATTCCGGACAGGTGGCAGTGATTCTGATTGACGGAGAGGATTCGGTTGTTAAAAAAATAGAATATGATAAAAACAGCATTACTCTACTGTCATTCAATCCCGAATATGCACCAAGAGTTTTTAAAGGTGCTGAACGAGACAGGTTAAGAATACTTGGAATTGTGAGAAAAGTAATTAAAGATATATAAAAATACTCCACTATGGATAAAACGAGGTGCAACAATGAATATACAGGAACTGAACGACTACACAATAGTAGACATTGAAACAACAGGCTTATCACCGGACAAGGATAATATCATCGAAATCGGTGCTTTGCGTGTTTGCGATAACAAAGTCGTTGCTGAATTTTCTCAGCTTATAAAAGCAAGCAAGCCATTGTCGAAAACTGTTTCTCAGATTACAGGCATAACTGATGATATGTTGGCAGATGCAAAAGAGCTTGACGATACTCTATCTGATTTTCTGCAATTTATCAACAATGACACTGTTGTAGGACATAACATTGCATTTGACGCTAATTTTATCAGTAAAAAATGCGTTGCTTGTGGGCTTGATTTTAAAAATGATACATATGATACTTTAGCTGTGTGCAAGCAAGAATACCCCGATGTCAGCCACAAGCTCGAAGATATGATAATACAACTCGGAATAAAAGATAGCGGTATACATCACAGAGCTCTTGCAGACTGCTACCACACTCTCAGCTTAATGACAGCGTTGAAAAATCATTCCGCTCTTGTACTTGAAATAAAGCCGCCGAAACAAAGAGTGCTGAATCCTATTACAAAAGGGTTACAAACATTGCACGGCATATTGATAGGTATAACCTGCGATGACATTCTGACACAAGAAGAACTGTTAGGTCTTGAAGAATGGATGATTAACAATGAGCAGCTTGCAGGTAATTACCCATACGACATTATAAATAACGCAATCTGGAAAGTAATTGAGGACGGGATAATAGAACAATCCGAGCTTGATTATCTCCTTGACTTTTTCAAAACACAAATTGATCCGCTCAATGCAGAAATAGGTGCCGTTGATGTAGAACTTAACAGCAAGTCTATCTGTCTGACCGGCGATTTCGATTATGGCAGTAAGCAAGAAGTACAAGAAAGATTGTCTGAAATGGGTGCTACGATAGTTAGTAGTGTTACAAGAAAAACCGACATTCTCCTTATAGGCGAGAGGGGTTCTGACAGCTGGGCTTGCGGAACTTATGGCACTAAAGCGAAGAAAGCAATTGAACTCAGAAGCAAAGGCTATCCGATTATGATACTAAAAGAAAAGGATGTGCAGTTATGATAGAGCAGGTAGCATTATTTGAAAATGAACCCGAAGATTTAGATTGTAAAACTACTTTAGAAAACATAATAATCGCAGTTTCAGCAAAATGGAAATGTTCAAACGGGCTTTTCAGCATACAGGAAAACAAAAGCAAAGACAAACTTACCGGGTATTCGATCTATTTTGAAAAAAGCCTTTTCTTTAAAGTGAATACAAAATTCACGGTAATTTCTTGCAATAAAAGAGTTTATGATACGCTTGAAATATCTCCTGCAAGCACCAAGTTGCTGAAAAGTCCTCAGAATTTCATACAGTGTACATTCCACACACAAAACGAAGCTGTAAAAGCTGCTGAACTTATTACTGATGAGAATGTCAGAATATTTGAGCCAACAGAGCATTTTGGGTGTTGCGGATTATATTTGAAGTGTTCAGATGCTAAAAAGTGCTTGCACCCGGATATAATCCGTTCTAAATCCTGCTATTACAAAAAGAACTTAGAAAGCGGTAAAATATTCTACGGTAAAAACGCAAATATATGAATATTTCATGCCACTAAAGGCGGGTACATAGGAGGTCAGAATGGCACGGATAAAAAACAAAGCCCGTGATGACGGGCGCTTGCAGTCTAAGGTGTACATCGGCACCAAGAACGGCAAGAAACAGTATAAGTATGTGTATGCTACAAACACGAAAGAACTTGAGCAGAAAGTACAGGAGCTGAAAACAAAACTGAATAAAGGTCTTGACCTCACGGCCGACCGTGATACTTTCGGCTATTGGGGTGAGAAATGGCTGAAGCTGAAAAAGATAGAAGTATCGGTAAAACGTTACGAAGCATACTCAAAACGTTTTGAAAATCTTGAACCTATACACGATTTTAATATATCTAAGCTGAAAGCTACAGACATTCAGGATATTATACTTGACTGCGCCGATGAGCCGTCTGAAAAGACCGGAAAGCCATACGCAAAACAAACACTGATTGAAATCCGAAATGTCGCAAAGCAGATCATACAGCTTGCGATTGAAAATCGAGTGCTTGACTATAACTGCGCATCTGCGGTAAAAATACCTAAGACGGCAGAAAAATCCACTCGTAGAGCTCTGACCGAAGAGGAGCAGTCCTGGATAACCGATACTCCACACAGAGCCCAGACCGCCGCTATGATTATGATGTATGCAGGCTTGCGTAGAGGTGAGCTACTTGCTCTAACGTGGCAGGATATTGACCTTGATGCGCATACTATAAAGGTTGAACGCTCTGTGTCGATGATAAAAGGCAAGCCGCACATAAAAGAAGGTGGCAAAACTGATGCGGCGACAAGAACAGTATATATCCCCGGTAAGCTTGTCAACTACCTTAGAAGCACTGTGCACAACCCGATCGGACTTGTGTGTCCCACAGTCAAAGGCTCTTTGATGACCGAAACAGGATTTAGCCGTATGTGGGAAAGCTATCTTAACGATTTAAACATCAAGTACGGTAACTGGGCAGACTGTATGCAGACAAGCGGAAAATGTCCGTCAAAGTATGCGCCGATAGAAAAGCCGTTCTTGATACCTCGTATCACTCCGCACTGGCTCAGGCACACTTTCATCACTTTGATGTACCTCGCAGGGGTAGACGTTTTGACAGCAAAAGAGCAAGCGGGACACGCTGATATAAAAACTACGATGGCTATATATACACACCTTGATGAAAAATACAAAAAGAAAAGTATCAACAAGCTGGACGAGTACCTTGAAAGCATAAGTTAAAAAGTAGGGGTGTCAAATGGGGGTGTCAGAAATTTTATATTCCGCATAGCAAAGCCATTTATAAGGCTTTTGTGTTCTCATTCGTAATGAGCAGGTCGCAGGTTCGAGTCCCGTCACAAGCTCCACGTTAAACCGCATTGTTAAGCCATTTGGCTTGCAGTGCGGTTTTTCTGTTTTTAGGGATTTTTCATTTTTGTGCGCCATTGAGATGAAGATGCGCTAAACGGGGCTAAATGCAATAAAATGTTAAACTCTGTGAAACCGCATTGCAAATGTAGGCAACAGAGGACAAATATACAAATGAAAACAGCGGCAACCATAGGCTACCGCTGTTTTTATGATATATCATACCTCCCGTTTCAACGGATCAGAGAAACGGGGAACATAGCCGCAATCAGCAGCCGAACTTGCCGCAAAGCGCCTTTATAGCATTGCAAAGGTCTGCAAAGCTGCATACGTTAAAGAAATTGCACATTGTAACGACCTCCTTATGTATTTCTCCCTCAGGAGATGTTCTTATTATACACGATTCAAGCATATATTTCAATACAAAGATATTGGATATCAAAGCAAAATCTGACGTATAAAAACGGAAAGATTTTTCACTTTCCTCTTTACCCTGTTTTATTCCTCTGCGGTTTTGATATAATTACTCGCGATGTCAGGGATGAACAGCATTACCTGCGACCCTGCGGAAAACGGTAAAAAGCGAGTGGAAATGTTTACAAGCGCACAAGACGAAAACCTCTATCGTTGTGAAAAATGGGGTGTTTAGCATTGCTTGCTCTGCCGGTTTTGCATTTCTGCAAAGTCAGCTGTTTGTGCCGTTGCGTCTGTGCATCGACAGCCATTTGTGCATCCATGCATAACGGCTAGATTCAGCTGATATAAGCGTCCTTGCTTACAGCTTTTGGCAAGAAATACCCTACATCCCATTTTATACTTACAAGAGGTTTTTCCGCAGTTTGAGCGGCACAGCATAGTGCCGTGCCGCTCCGCCGATTATTTGCTTATAACAATTTATCCGAGTGTGCCTGTAACCGTAACTGTCGTTTTGCCGGGCGTTACGGCTATTGTGCCGTCGGCGTTGGTTGTGAATGTTGCCGCAGGTACTGTTATTGCGCCCTGAGCCGTTTCAAACACACCTGTGTTTTCATTATAGGTGTACCCCGTATCGGCAAGAGGCGCGCCGTTATAGCTTACCGTAATACCTTTCAGAATGGGATTGAACACATCACGCAGCACAACATTATCGGCTTGTGTGATCGCTGTGTTGCCCTTGTTGGTGATTGTAAACGTATAGGTTATCTGACCGTTTTCGCTGACTACGAGCGGGTTGAGCGCCTTTTCGATATCAGGAATCGCACCGACAACCGCATTGACTGTTTCGGTTGCAGTGACGGGTTCTGCGATTCCGCCACCCGTTACCGTAATGTTATTGGTAATAGACGATTCGGTATCAAGCGGCGCATACGCAGTGGTTTTCGCCTTATAGACGATCTGAGCCTCCGAATTTGCAGGAACATTTATGCCTGTAATAACAGCGGAGGTCCTGCGGTAACTGTCGGAGCAGTCTGGAGAACGCCGTTTATAAAAAAGCGGATATCTCCCGTGTAGCTCAGCGGATATACCGTATTCGTTTCATAGGCATACGCACCTAAATTATCGGTCAGCGTAAGGTTTGAAAAAACCGTACTGCCGTTGTTGACGATATTCACGATATAGGTTATATCGCTGTCGGGACTGTAGGTTTCGGAAAGGGCGTATTTTGTTGCGGACAGCGTCTGCTGTATTTCGCCTGTGGTTACGTTTGAATTTACTACCGTGCCGTTATACGAAAGGGTAGCAACGTTTGTGAATGTTGCCATTGCTTTTCCTCCTTGAAATAAGTTTTTCCGGGTACCCGTTTCAATTTATGACACAGAGCGACTTTGTGTGCCGGCAGTCCCTGATAAATTTCACTGCACAAAAAATCAGGCACCGGCTTTTACACCGATACCCGATTTTAACTGTTTGATTTTAACGCTCACTTCTTCGTCCTTACCGTAAGCACCTTGCTCCATGAACCATACTGCTTAGTATTTCCGTAAGTCTTGTACGCTCTTATTCTGAACTTATAGCTTGTATTTGCCTTCAGTCTCTTGACCGTATAGCTTGTAGAAGTAGCCTTAGTACCCGTGTAAACAGTCACCC